GTGCGGATCACCTCCGCAGGTTTTCGGCAGCAGCTAACAAGCAGCAGGCTAAATATGAGCGTACTCCTGTGCAGCATTGAAGGATGGGCAGGCTTTGGCTACCTTTGGGAAGTCACGGTGGCCGAGGATCTTGGCCGCTGGGTACTTGGCGCGCCATTGGTGCAACACCTGTGAGAGTGCGTCTTTTTGGCCTTGCGTGCGATTGTCAACCGGGTTGCCCCGGCTGTCAACGCCGCCGATGTAGCTGATGTGTAGGCTCACCGAATTGTAGCCAGCAACGCCGTTGCAGATGGCTTCATCATCAGCCAAGGTAATTACTTCTCCATTGGCTTTTACGATCTTATGATAGCCAGGTGACTTCCATTTCAGATTGGTCCGCCAGTAGTTTTGGATTGAATCAATCGTCGTTGATTGAGGTGTCGCCGTGCAGTGGACGACGAGGTACTTGATGTTTCGCATTTGACCTGATTAGGTTGCAAAATTAAATATCATTTGCCGCCATTTTGTACCCTATTAGGTACATAAGGCCGCATATTGCCCTCACTTGCCCCCTATCGGGTACTGGTCGTCGTAAACGTCGCATCAATAACGCGGGTTTCTATTTTCTCATTTACAATCTTAACAAGGCTCAACTTCATCCAGTAACCGCCGAGCGGCTTCGGCGGCCTGCCCCTCTCGACGTGGAAGCCACCCACTCCGCCTGCATATTCCTCCTTGTACGTCGCAGTCCTGATCTGATGCAGTGGCCGCTGCCTCATCATGTAGTTGGTTCGGTTGAGGTAGCTGATAACGTTGACATGGTGATACAGCTCGTGGACGTGACCTTGCCATGTGCAGTCGTAGCCTTCAACCATCGCCATGATCCGCTGGTCTTGGATGACACCCTTGGTCACTACGCCGCCTCCACCTGATCCGTGAAAGTAGTGCATGGCAAAGCGTGTGTAGTGGTTGGTGTTCGGTGAATGGGCAAAGCCAAACAGTATCGCGCCGCCGTAGCCGCCGAGTTGGACGTCAGTGCCGCACTCGTGGTTCAAGAGCATGACGAACATCTGCAGCGCGTCAAATTCTACATTGCGGATGACGCTCGTTTCGTGGTTGCCATAGCCAATCAGCGCGATGTGCTTGGCGTATGGTTTGAACCACTGCACAGCATCGTTCACTACGGCTTGCAGGTAGTTGCCCTTGTTGTGTTCAGGTCGTATATCATCCTTGCCTCTGCGTGGATCGCCTCTGCCTTGCATCAGGCAGAAGGTGTCGCCGTTCATGATGACCTTGGCGTTGCGGCGCACGGCTTCGTCGAGGTGGCTTTTTAGTAGATCGCGATCGCACTTCGGATTGTCCCAGTGCAGGTCGCTGATGAGCAGAAACTCCGCCTCCTTCCCCTCGCAGTCAATCGTGTGGACGTTGGCTGCGCGTCGGGTTATCTTCATGTTATTGGTTTGGTGGTGTCGACTTTAGAAGCCGCAAAATACGATGTTCTAATACTTCTGTAATCTTGACACCTGAAAATCCGACGATGAAGGCGAGGCCGTACTCGATGTTCGGCGCTTGGATATTGAGGATGCCGATGATGACAGGCGCAATGTAGGTTGCGGAGAGCGTGCCGGAAAGGACTGCGATGAGCTGCATCTTCCAGTTCTTCATCCTGGGTGCGAGCAGGAGTGCGCCGAAGAAGCCAGCGATGGTCAGGCCGAGGTTGATGCCGATGGATTTGAGGAAGTCGATCATTGTTAATCTTCGTTTAGTGTGTTAGATACGTCGTCGCGCTCGGTGTAGTCTTTGCCGTACTGCTCATCCCAGCCGAGGAAGGTATGCACGCCTATTGGCGGAGGCCATACCTGATGACGTTTCCAGTGTTCAGGTTCGTCTTTGTCCCAAAGGATGTCGACGCAGTACGCCTTTGGGTTTTCGTGGTTAATGTGGCCAAGTTCAACGCATAAATGCGATGCAGGCTCTATATCGTGAATTGTACGAAAGTCAGCGTAAACGTCAAACTCGTATTTTCTGAATGTCGGCATTTATAGTCGGGTTAATTCGGCAAGTTGGTCATCTGAAAGCCTTGTGGTGTAGATTGCGGCGGCGCGGATGCGGTCGTTGAGGAAATTTGTTGAGGCGCTACTTTCAATTTTACCCAAAAAAACGGAAGTGCAGGCAGGCACTAACGCAGATGTGTCAGTGCCAATTTGTGTGCCGTTGAGATAAAATGCGTAGTCGTTTTCCTTATACGCGACAGCGACTTTGTAAATACCTGATACTTGTGCGCTACTGCTCAAATCGACCTGACCACTTGTGCTGACGTTAACAAGCAACCTGAACCTTGACGCTGTGTTAAATATCAATGTAATTCTATTGCTCGTAGTGCCATCGGATAATGCGATTATTCTTGCGTTTTGCTCAAAATTTTTCAAATCCACCTCCGCATAAATCGTCCCCTCAGTTTGGCCTATCAGTCCACTAACAAGCGCCCCCGATGCGCTGATGACATCAGCGGCACGGCTTCCAGTTCCTGTCGTTGTGGGGATGTAGGTGGTCGCGACGCTGCCTGTTTCGAGTTGTGCGCCCCAAGCGTAGAATTGACTGCTGCCACTTGCACTTGTATTATTTCCTCGCAAGTCAAAACCAAAGTCACGACTGCCAGCAGTCGGAGTTCCTGTAAATGTAAATCGCTGCCAAGATGGCGTAATGGTTAATATTGTTTGCGGCGCACTGTCGAATCGAATAGCCACAAATTGGTTTCCACTTGTTGCACTACGCAGGTAAACGCTAAACGTATGAGCAACGGCTGTGACTGTAATACTTTGGCGCAAAATACTAAAGTCAGTTGAAAGCGTACCTGAACCAACATTTAACTGAATTAGGTCAGCAGTGTTGCCTCCTGCAGGGTCAACAATTCCTGTTGCTTGAGTCACAATAGGTGCAACGCCTGTTCCTCCTGTTACACTTGTCCACGTTCCGCTAACGGTAAACCCCTCACTCTGCAAGCAAAGATTCTGCCCACTCGCCTCCACCAACAACCCAGGGCACGACTGCCCCAGCCAGTCAATCCTCGGCACTCCCGAAGCTATCGATTCAATCAACCCGCTGCTATTCACGCGCGTTGCCGTTGTATTGCGGCTGACGGTGAACCGCATCGTGCTATCCTCCGCGACAAACGGAGGCACGTCTTGGTATAGGTTGCCAGCCTTGTAGAATTGCGGAACAATCAGCAGCGAAGGCGTCGATGGCAGACCGTCGGTGTACACGTCTTGACCGCGCGACACCAAGCAGCTGCCTGTGCCAGCGTTTTCGTCTTCAACGCTTGCACCTGCGCCCTTCGCACCTTCAAGCGCCGCCGACCACTGCGTCTTGTACGGATTCGTGCCGTGTTGCGCGACAAACGGCAAGCCGTAGCCAATGCCTAAAGCCATTATACCGCGCTTACGATGGTTACGCCTTGCATTGAATATCCGATCACACTGCCTGCGTTCAGCGTCACGGCGGCGATCCTACGGCCATTGTTTGCGGCTATGATCATGCCCGGACTAAACGCCTGCCCCGATGGGAATAAGCCGATGCCACCACCACTCACCGCCGTCATCATATTCGTGCCGTTGGAATCCGTCAGCGTTGTGAACTTCGCCTCTTGGTTGACGATCAACACGTCATAGGTGCGACCTGTCACCGATGAAACTGCGCCAGCGCCGACTGCCAGCACTTCGGCAGCCATTCCGCGCCCGAGTAGCGCATCCATTTGTTGTCCTACGTTCATTGTCTTATTCTTTAGATGTAAATATCGTTTTGCCTAATTCTATGCAATTCTGCAATCGTGTTTTAACTTGTTGGTATTTGGCAGACGTTGCGGCTGAATGGCATCTCAAAAACGACCGTTGCCTGCCAACCCGCGACCTTGTCATCGCGTGCCTCGACAAAGCGCGTAGCACTCACCGCGCCTGTTATGGTGTAGTCGCGGTCAGGATCATCGGTGAACTCGGCGACGAAGTCTTGCATGATGCGCAGGGTGTCGCTTAGCACCTCATCCTCGTTGTCAGTCCACCGGTAGACCACGCTGCCGCTGATCGTCGCATCCAACCCACGCAGGTCTGCCACCCTGTCCATCACCAGCACGCTGACGGTTAGGTTGGTCGCCCCTATAGGCATTGACGCGCTCTGCGCATCGACGAACAAAAGCGGGTAGATGACCCTATCCCGGTCGGTTGTCCGCAGGTTGATCACGTTGTCCGTGCCGATCGCCAGCGGATCGCCGAAGCCCACCGCGTTGATCTGCAGGTGCGACTGCGCGAAGGCTATCAGGTCGTTTTTGATTGTCACCCAACTGCTCATAGAATTGCTTTAGTTTGTTTACGTTCTTGCTGTGCGCCATCAAAAGTAGTTGCGTCGGTTTTCCGGATAGTCAAGCGGATCGCGATACCTGCCCCTGCGCCCCAGCACCATCCCTGTTTGGTACGCACTGTTGGCCGGGTAGATCGTGTCAATCGCAACTGGAGGGTTGTCAAAGAGCGGGAATAGCGTGTGGTTCTCCTGCAGGTAACGCGTGATGCGCTCCGTGTACCACTCGGCATCATCGCGGCTTTTGT